ATCTGGCTCAGCATTTAAGAAAACATATTATGATGCTGTAATGCAGCGTCCTGTTTCAAAATTTGTGTCAAGTGAAGATTGTGTAGTGAATTACATGGCATCTTCTTTAGAAGATGCTGTAAGAATTACACATACAACAAAAGTTGATTCTAATGCACTTAGAAAACAACAAGTAAGTGGATTTTATCGCGATATACCAATTACAGCAGGAACAGTTTCTACTTCTGATGTAAAAGAAAAAGTTGATGAATTGCACGGCGTAAGTGATAATTTAGCGTCGGAAGATGATGAACATATACTATTAGAAATGCATGTGGATGCAGATGTTCCAGGTTTCGAAGATGAAAGTGGAATTAAGCTTCCTTATGTAATTACTATTGATCAATACTCAACAAAGATACTTTCTATAAAAAGAAACTGGAATAAAAGTGATCCATTAAAAGAAAGAACAGATTATTTTACACACTACAAATTCCTCCCAGGACTAGGCTTTTATGGCTTTGGTCTAATACATATGCTAGGTGGGTTATCAAGAACTGCAACAAGTGTTTTGCGGCAGTTAATTGATGCAGGTACTCTTGCTAACTTACCAGCAGGTTTTAAAGCACGTGGTATGCGTATACGTGATCATGATGATCCATTACAACCAGGTGAGTTTCGTGATGTAGATGTAACAGGAACATCTATTAGAGAATCATTATTACCACTTCCATATAAAGAACCATCGCAAGTTTTATTTGCGTTATTAGGTTTCTGTGTTGATGCAGGTAAATCATTTGCAGCAATTGCAGATATGAAAATGGGCGAAGGTAATGAACAGAATCCAGTTGGAACTACACTTGCTTTATTAGAGCGTGGAACAAAAGTCATGAGTGCAATTCATAAAAGATTGCATCATGCACAAGGTGTTGAATTTAGATTACTTTCACGTTGTATTAAAATGTTCCTTCCACCAGAATATCCATACATGGTTCGTGGTGGAAATAGAATGATTAAACAAACAGATTTTGATGATAGAATTGATATATTACCAGTATCTAATCCTAATATATTTTCAATGTCACAACGTGTTATGTTGGCACAACAGCAATTACAATTAGCAATTGCTAATCCAGCATTACATAATTTACGTGAAGCATATAGAAGAGTTTATCAAGCATTAGATGTTGATAATATTGATGCATTATTAAAACCGGATCCAGGAAATCCTCCACCAAAAAGCCCTGCAATGGAAAATTCAGAAGCAATGCGTGGTCAAGAGCAAAAAGTATTTCCAGGACAAAATCATAAAGCGCACGTTGAAGCGCATGCAGAGTTTATGTTTACACGTCCAGTTCAAATTAATCCTCAATTATATGCAATGATGGAAGCACATGTTTTACAACATATTGCAATTATGTCTGCTGAAACAATTGAAAAACAAATGGAACAGCAAGCACAAGAATTACAAATGAAAGTTCAACAATTACAACAACAAGCACAACAGAATCCGCAAGTTCAACAACAGATTCAACAAATGCAACAAGAATTTATGAATCAAAAAGAATCTGCTGTAGCAGAAATGGAAGCACGATTAATTAAAGAAATGGCTAAAGAAGAAAGTCAAAGAAGTGGAATGGAAGATCAAGACCCACTTGTTAAACTTAAACAACAAGAAATTGATCTTAAAGCTGCTGAATTAATGCAGAAAGGTCAACATGATGAAACAGAAATGTTGATGAAGACAGCCGTTGACGCAGAAAAACTTGACTTGGAAAGAGAAAAAATGCAGAGTACTAATGAATTAGGCATGGCTAAAGAATCTTTTGGTCTTATAAAAGAAGGTCAAAAAGATGCAACTGCTGAAATTAAAGAAGATGTGGCTTCATTAAGAGAGTCTGCAAGGGAGAGAAGTACTTCAATGAGAGAAGCTGCTAAAAACAGAAGCAATGAAAGAATTGCACAAATGAGGGAGAGAGCTTCGGCTAGGAAAGCAAATGGTAAATCAAAAGATAAATAAGGTAGCTGAGGTTATGAAAAAAGCTGAAGAGCTAGTTATGAAAGAGATTAATGGTAAACCAGAAGATCAACTTGTAGTTGCGGCTGGTTTAATGGCTGTTACACGCAATCTTTATATACAAACACTTGGGCCTGAAGAGGCACAGAAAGTATTTGAAGTTATGATAGATTCGTTTATAATAGCCGATGAGATTTATTTGGAGGTTGGCCAAAATGGTAAACCTACAATTCACTAAGTATAGGAGGTAAATATGAAATTACTGAAAGATATTTGGGCACACTTGAAAGAATGGAATGATTGGGGAATGCGTGACTGGATTAAGGCGGGCATAGTAGCAATTATTGTATTAATTGTGCTTAAGGCTGTAATTCTACCAGGTGCGTAACAGGGCTGAGCAATAGGAGAAAATAAAAATGGCGTGGACACGTGATATAACACCAGGAAAAGGATACACTTGGGGTGGATCTGATGCTAAGGGTGATTACTATTCGGAAATTAGCCCAAACAGAAGAGCTATGTATGAAAAACAAACACCAGGTAAAACTTGGTCTTGGCAACAACCTAAAGGTCGTGGAAATATAGATAGGAAATATTGGGTTCAACCTGGTCCTAGTTATGATGATCGTTCAGGATATGCAGGAACATTTCCTAGTGGCAGCAATTATAGAAACATAGAACTTGCTAATAGAGGAATCGCAGCTGTTCCAGATGAAGGAATGGGAATGATAGGTCATATTAAACAGGCATTAGGTATGGGTGGAGATGAAGAAAAGAAAACTGGTGAAGGATTTAAGTGGCCATCATTAATGCTAATAGATAGCATAGCCAATAATCAAAGACATCATAGAGAATTAGATAAATTTTTTCAAACACGAGATCCAGAAAATTGGCGTAATGCTAAAAATGCTTCATTTTTTAAAAAACAAGGATTTAATGAAGGTACTGATTGGAGAGACTTAGGTTCTAATCTTACGAAACAAGGTAACCAAGCAAAAACTTGGTTTAATAAAGCAGGTTTAACAGATCAGACACTAGCTAAGTTTATGGATCCAAATTATAAATTTGGAGGTAATGAAAATTGGTTAAGATCGCAAGCTGAAAATAAAGAACATTTTGATACAGGAATGTCTTTTCTTAAGAATGCAAAAGATAGCGCTGAAATGTTTAGAGATGTTAGAGGTTTTCAAACACAGGCAAGAGCTGCAAACACAGGAGAACTTGAAGGTCCTGTAAGTAGTGGATTCATTCCTGATGATATTACAAATGATATAGTTCCAAAACAAAAACCACCTGAACCTTGGTCAGATAGACAACCAGGATTAGATTATTTTCCTGAAGATCAAGATCTTGGCGCAGATTTTTATAATTATCCGGATGAAAAGTATGGTGTACCACTACTAAATATTGATCCATATGAAGGTATATATGAATCACCTTTAACTGATACATTATATAATGAAGAATTAGTAGATGCTACACCGAATAGACCACTACATGCAAGACATGAATTTTTACCACGTGGTACTGTAGCGATTACAGGCATGGGTGGTGGAATGGAAGCTTTTCCAAAACAGAGTTGGAGCGATTGGTTTTGGGGAATAGAACCAAGTTATGATTTAACTGAAGATCTTATGGAAGAAGAACAATTTGTTCATCCTTTAGCAAAAGGTAGAGGAAGACTAGCTCTTTACGATTAATTATGCCAGGCCCTCATCAAGATAATGGGGTACCTTGGTCTCCTAAAACAACTACTACAACTACAAATCAAGTAAGTCCAGGACATCCTGGTGGTGGGTATAATCCTAATTTAAATCAAATACCTTCTAGTACTACAACTAATCAAAACGTAAAAACAGGTATAGTTCAAACAACTACAGACCCTTACGATGAAAAAGGGGATTACATGGATTGGGATTATGTTAATCCTGATACTGGAAAGACTGCAGGTCAAATGTTAGCTGAAGCAGAATTAGCAGCAAAAACGAAAGAAAACGACAGAATAGCAAGAATGAAAGAAGCGTTAGAATTAAAAGATAAGTATGGTGACAATATTAATAAATGGAGTGATAAAGATTTATTAAAAGCACAATCAGCAGGACTATTTACAAATGAAGCAGAAGGAGTTCTTGGTGGTGTCACTGAATATGAAAAACAAACAAATTTACTTAAAAAAGCGGTTAATAGTAAAGTTAATAAAATGAGAGACCAAGGTCTTACTGAAGCACAATTTAAAAATGCATTAATGAATCTTCCTGAATTTAAGTCTTTAGCAAAATTACATGGCTATAAAGGATCAATGGAAAGGATTTTTAATCCTACTAATACAGCATCCGGATCAATTGGTAATTGGATATTATCCAATACAACACAGCCAGAACCAGGAGCAACAGGATTAGGAGCTGTAGGATATGACCCAAGTGGTACAACTACATGGGCTGATACAGAAAGTAATCCTGAATTAGAAGAATCTTATTATGCTTTAACAGGAGGTGACTTATCCGCTGATGACTTAAGAAAACATCTTACTTCTATAGGGTATGATGACATAATGCCACAAGAAGGAGGATTTAATTTTAGACCACGTATGAGTCAGCGTGAACGTAATGCAAGACTTTTACAATTTTTAAATGCTGGACTTCCTATTAAACAATTAGAACAATCAGGATTTATGTCATCAATGAAAGATCCTTATGCCTCAGATCAGGCAAAAGCTTTACAGGAAGGAATATTTAAAGGAGCAATTCCAGGAGGAGCATTTACTCCTGAAGCAATGAAACGATTAATTAAAACTTTCGCTTCTGGGTATTCTAGTCCACGCTATGCAAACGTTGCAAGAGGTGGTATAATGTCTGCCTGGAACGACATGAGGAGATAATATGTTAAACTTATTAATTAAACCATTATTGGGGGTTGCAGGACAAGCAGTTTCTGGCTTCGTAGAAACAAAGAAAGCGAAAGCCCAATTAAAACTCACAGAAGTTCAAGCAGCAACCAAATTGAAACAAGACCAGATCGCCGGTAAAGTGGCATGGGAAGCATCAGCCGTGGACCAAATGAAAGGGTCGTGGAAAGACGAACTAATTTTAATTTGCCTTTTGGGGCCTGCAGTTTTAGTTTTTTTTCCAGGAATGACACATCATATTGAGGCTGGGTTTGTTGCACTGCAGCAACTTCCGGATTATTATAAACATTTATTATACATTGCCTGCTCAGCAAGCTTCGGCATCAAGGCTGGAAAAGGTGCAATGGGATTATTAAAGAAAAAATGATAACACCAGAAAGATTAACATCG